GAGGCGCGTGGTTCCGCCGAACGGTTATTCGCTGGCCAGTGTGCCTAACTTTCTGAAACCTACCGCGGCGAACATGACCATACAGATTCAGCCGCCCAATGGGATCGACGTAGCGCGCGTCTCGTCGACAAATCCGAGCGTGGTCCAGGTCAACCAGCCTGACCAGTTCGGACAGCCACAACTGAACCATGAAGTTGTGCATGGCTACGAATTTAGCCGCAACCCTGCCGTGGTTTCGCAGATGGAAGGTGATCTGGCCTCGGGCAAGTTGCCCAGGACGTACACGTACGGTGGCGCCGATGGTTTATTGGCTGCACAACAGCAGCATAAGACAATCGCAGACTTTGGACCCGAGCAGCACGCCGAGATGGTGCGGAATTACACCACAGACGCGCAGGCCGCCATTGCTTCGAAGGATATGGCGACGCTAGACAAACTGAACAAGGCGTATGGGCCGTACATCAATCAGCTGGTGAATTTACCCGGCAAGAATGACAGCATGACGCAGATGAGTCAGCAGGATTTGACGCCACCGGCGCCAGGGTTGCCGCCTTCTGCGATTACAGGGATTATGGAGCCGCTGAATGCGATTGGCGGCCCGGCGCGAGTCATTCCCACAAGTTCACGCTAGCCCGGCGTAAGGGCACAGAGGAAACAAAATGTCAAATGAGACGGTAGTCGCAGGGTCGTCACCTGTGGAAGAAGTGGACGTGTTTGGTGGGCAGCAGCCAACGTTGGACGAATTCAGTCAGTACCGTCTGACTGGCGAATTGCCTGCGCGATTTAAGCCAGCAACAGACCCAGAACCATCCGAAGAAGCGGGTACGGAACCCGATGACGCGCCGGAAAAGACGGTGGCTAAAACCGAGGGCGACGAAGAACCGCCCGAAAGCGACCCGGACTCGGAACCGGAAGAAGATCAGGAACCACCGAAGGGTTCTGGCGCCGAAAGGCGCATCAAGCAGCTACTCGCCAAGGTTAAAGCATTAGAAGAGCGCAACCAAACCGCGAAACAAGACGCACCACCGGCCTCGTCAGCCACAGCGGAACCTGCACCGCAGTATACGCGACCCAAGCCGACAGCAGAAGACAAGGGAACCGACGGAAACCTCAAGTATTCGACCTATGAGGATTTCGTTGAAGACCTGGCCGACTGGAAAACGGAACAGAAGTTCGCGCAGTACCAGCAGCAGCAGGTGCAGAAGGAAGCGCTGAAAGCTCTGAACACGAAGCTGGACGAAGCACGTTCGCGGTATGAAGATGCCGACGACACGATTTTTCCGGCCGCCAAGACGATCAACGAAGCGCGCATCCCTCAGGCAGTGAAAGAGGTATTCGCGCAATCCGACGTCTTTATCGACCTGTGTTATGTGGTCGGTAGTGACCCAGCAGAGCTCAAGAAGTTTATCTCTCTCGCGCAGACCAATCCGAGAGCGGCGATCGGCAAAGTTTTCGAGTACGAACGCGGTATTCGAGAAGAACTTGAGACGAAAGAACCCAGCGGGAAGGCTCCTGAACCGAAGCGCACCAGTGCCCCGAAACCACCGGCTCCTGTTGGTGGAGGAAGTTCGCGGGCCTTCGATGTGAGCGACGAAAGCCTTTCTCCAGAGCAGTGGGCGCAAAAGCGTACCGCTGAGTTGGCCAAGCGAGGCAAACGTTAGTTCACGGAGCTAACAATCCGTGGCAAATAGCCTTCTTTCCCCCACAATTATCACGCGGGAAGCCCTGCGCATCCTGCATGCCAACCTGAACTTTGTATCCAACATCAACAAGCAGTACGATCCGCAGTTTGCGAATTCCGGCGCTTCGCCTTCGGGCAAGATCGGTCCTTCGCTGACCATCCGCATGCCGAACCAGTTCACGGTTCGCACCGGCGCGGCTCTGAGCACGCAGGACGTGGTTGAAACCAGCCAGGTTCTGACCGTTTCCACACAAAAGGGCGTTGATTTCGTCTTCAGTTCGCAGGATCTGACTCTGACCATCGACCAGTTCAGCGAGCGGTATCTGAAGCCGGCAATGTCAGTTTTGGCGACCCAGATCGAGTTTGACGCGCTGAACATGGTCCTCGACGTGTACAACGCCGTGGACGACAATGCGAACCCGTTTAGCTATCTCGACTTTGCGAACGGCCGCAAGTTGCTGCAGCAGTATTTGACTCCCGATGACGGCGAGCGTTGCGGAATCCTGACCTCTGGTCATGTGGTTTCGTACCTGAACGCCATCAAGGGATTCTTCAACCCGCAGGAGTCTGTGTCGAAGCCTTACCTTACCGGCAAGATTGGCAAGGTGAACGGCATCAACACCTATGAGAATACCGTCCTGGCACCATTCCAGTCCGGTACATCTGCGGCAACCACCGGTTACACTGCAACCCTGACCTCCGGTAGCTCTACGGCAGTTCTGGCAACCGGCGCGAACACCTTTACCAAGGGTGATATCGTCACGTTCTCCACGATCCTGGCCGTTGACCCTGAAACCAAAGCCAGCCGCGGATTCCTGCAGCAGTTTGTCGTGACTGCAGCTTATGCGGGCGGTGCCGGCAACCTGTCGGTTTCTCCGACTCCGGTAACGTCTGGGGCAGCCCAGAACGTGACCAACGTCGGAGCTGGATTGACTGTTGTCAAGATTGGTGGTGGGGCATCCGCTCTGTACAACCAATCGGTGCTGTTCCACCCTGAAGCGTTTACCTTCGTGACGGCGGACTTGATTGATGTTTCCAAGTTCGGCGCATGGGGCTCGCGTCAGGTCATGGACGGCATTTCCATGCGTATCGCCCAGCAGTACAACATTTCGACTGACACGGTTCCGTGCAGAATCGACGTGCTGTATGGCTACAAAACGCTGCGGGCACAGTTGGCCGCACGCGTGATTGCTCAGTAGTACCCCAGGGGCTGGCTTAGGCTGGCCCCGCTTTTTACCTACCTATGGCGAAAAAACTCAGATACGATTTCCAATTTAACGGCGACGTGGATTCATGCCTCGCGCTTGCCTCCCTCATTAAAGATGGGTGGGCAGTCGAAACTCTCTCTGTTGGCGATGGCTTTACGTGGATGCACATGGAGAAGTGGGTAAAGGTATGACAAGCGACGAAATCAGACAGAAACAGCCGTGGGAAATCAGCGATAACCAGTGGTTCAGGGAAATCGCGCTGCAACTGGCGCTACTGAACGAAAAGCGCGCACCTGAGCCGCACAGACACCCGCAGAAGGGCAAATAGCGATGCCGATTCCTCCTCCTCCGACACAAACGAATGCGATTGTCCAGAGCGCGATGGATCTGGTGATCAGCGCCCTGCGACTGATTGGCGTGCTGGCGCCTGGAGAACAGCCGACATTCGCTGAGGCAAACGATAGCCTGATGGTTCTGAATCAGATGATCGATTCGTGGAACAGCGATCGCGCCGTCATCTTCACGACTAGTTCACAGGATTTTCCATTCACGCTGAACAAGCAAGCTTATACCCTTGGCCCTGGCGGTGACTTTGACGCCCAGCGGCCGGCGCGCATTGACGCGATGAGCGCGATTCTGCTGACGAATCCCGGCAACCCGGTAGAAGTGCCGATCGACATGTTTAACGTCGAGCAATGGCAGATTGAGATTCCAGTCAAGGTTGTCACTTCATCTTTCCCGCAGATTTGCTATGACGACGGCGGATTCCCGCTGCGCACGCTGAACTTCTGGCCGATTCCGGTAACCCAGCCAACCAGCTTGCGCATTTACAGCTGGCAGGCCATTGGCGCGGCAACATCGCTGCAATCTTCGCTGTCCTATCCGCAAGGCTATGCACGGGCGCTGCGCTACAACCTAGCGGTAGACTTGTCGGCCGAGTTTGGCGCGACCCTGCCGCCCCAGGTTGCCGACATTGCGGTGTCTTCTCTGGCGCTGGTCAAGAGCATCAATGCGCCGGATGTGAATATGAAGTCTGATTTAGTGCCTGATCCGGCTGGCTACAACTACAAGGCAGACTTGTTCGGGATTGGGCTCTAATGAAGATTGGATTCGTCGGCGGCTCTTATACATCTCGCTCGACGGCGGTTGCAGACGAAGAATGCATCAACTTCTTCTACGAAACGGTCGAAACCATCTCGCCGAAGATGCAGAAGTACTACGACGGCACGCCAATGATGGCGACGTACACGCAGCCTGGAGCGCTTTACGGTACGCCGGGATTGAAAGTGTTCGCCACGCTGCCGACTAGCCCTGTGCGCGGCCAATGGTGGACAGGAAGCCGCTGGTTTGTTGTTGCCGGCGAAGCCGTCTACGAGGTTTTCAGCGACGGCACGTTCAACAGCCTGTTCGCAGTGACATCAGACGGCAAAGCGGCATCTTTGGCGGCTAGCAACATAGAACTGCTGGTTGTCTCCGGCGGTTGCGCATACGATTTCAACTTTGCGACTGGCGCGATGGTCGAAGTGACAAGCCAGATGTCAAGCACGCCCAAGCAGGTTTGGTACTCAGACGGATACTTCATCGTCAATTTCACCAAGAACAATCAGTTCCAGCTGTCCAATATCCTCGATGGAACCGCATGGCAAGGGATTTTCGTCGACGCAATCTCTGTTTTCCCTGACAATATCGTCTCGATCATCGTCAACCACCGCGAATTGTGGGTCTTCGGATCGCAGCACTGTCAGCCGTACTCCGACACTGGCAGCAGCAGCATTTTCGACCCAATCCCTGGCGCTTTGATTGAAATGGGCAGCGCGGCGACATTCTCGCCGTGCCTGGTCGACAATTCGGTGTTTTGGATCGATGAAAGCGTGCGCGGCGGCCGCAGTGCGTGGCGCGCGAATGGCTATGTGCCTCAGAGGATTTCGACTTACGCGGTCGAGACTGATTTAGCGACTTACGCTGACATTTCTGGCCTGGTGAGTTATGCGTATCAGGATCAAGGGCACAATTTCTGGGTGCTCTACATCCCCGGCGCGCAGTGGACGTGGGTTTACGACGTCGCGGAAGGCATTTGGCACAAGCGCGCGACTTGGAACTCTGGGACCGGCAAATACACGTCTCACCCCGGCTGGAACTACGCTCATCCCTGGAGCATGCACATCGTTGGCGACTGGAACTCCGGCACGCTATACGACATGAGCATGAAGAACCTCGACGACAACGGCAATGTGATCCGGCGCGTGCGGCGTTCGTCTTCAGTCGACAACGAAATGGAGTGGATTTACCACCAGCAACTTACGATTGATTTCGATACCGGGCTGGGCAATCAGCCACCGCTGCTGGATGGTAACAATTCACCTAGACCTCCGCAGGCGATGCTGCGCTGGAGCGATAACCGCGGCAAAACCTGGTCGAATGAGCATGTCGTGGGCTGCGGGTTTGCCGGCGAGTACAATACGCGCGCCGTCTGGAGGCGTTTGGGACGCTCACGGTATAGGGTCTATGAGCTC